GAGCCACCGAGAGACATATTCATAACTCGGACTCGCTCTCCATTTGCGCCTTGCCAGTTTGTTGCATAGTCAATTCCATTGATGATACCTTCATAGGAGCCACTTCCATCCGTACCAAGCACTTTGACGATAAGAAATTTCACCTCTGGAGCCACACCAATCACTCCACTGCCCTCTTCGGATGCTCCGATAATGCCAGCCACATGTGTTCCATGTCCATTTCTATCGGTAAAATCCTCTGGAGTGCCTTCACCAGTGAAGTTTCGTCCATCAATGATTCTTCCTTGTAAATCTGGATGAGTCTGATCTATGCCAGTATCGAGAATTGCTACCACGACACCTTGACCTTTTTCGCCAGTTTCCCAAACCTCTGGAGCATCAATCATCTTAATTCCATAAGGCAATACTTCGGCTTGTGTTTCAATCGACTCCACTTTGAATGGAATCAATCTCATCTTCTTTTCGGATAAAGTCATTGTCAGTCTCCTTTATTTCAATGCCCCCAAATAAGGCATTTAAGGTTTTTGCTTTTTCTAACATCTGCTCATTGGTCATTTGTTTTTTCTTGTTGCCCATTACTTCGTCAATCACTTGTTTAAGTGGTGGAAGTTTTTTGATTCGATGATAATATTCCCCAAGCCAAACCAAAGTAATGGATGTATGATGCTCCAATTCCTTCCGTTCGAAATAAGCTTCGATGTGCAAGGCTAATTCATAGGGAGTCATATACTCGTATTCACTTAAAGAGACACCAATATGGATAGCAGTCTTGAGCGATGTTTCCCAACTCCACTCTAAAGTTTCGTCAGTTTCCACCACTTCCCCACTGCTATCCAACATTAGTTTTTTTCAGTTGATTGAAAGGCATTTTCGAGAGCCTTTTCCATTGCATCCATAACTTCATTGAATGATTTCGCATAATCCAACAAGTCTTCCATTTGTTCTAATTCTAAAGTCTCTCCATGCTCTTTGGCATCGGAAAGCAATCCGCAAAACATAACTCTTTCTAATTCCTCCAATGAGAATTCCTCTTCGGAGATACTGGCAAGACTCTTACCAGTAAGAGCCATTAATTTCTTTAAGGCTTTATGCCCGAACCTAACTTCTCTCGGTCTGTCCAATTGGATAATTACAGTCGTGTTTTTATCAGCTTTTGTTGTCTTCGGCATAATTTCATTCCTTTGTCAAGTATTAGACTGGAGCGCTCAAAGTCGGTTTGCCACTTACTTTTAAGGTTGCATCGAATCCGATTAAGTCTTCTAAGCTTGCACCTGTAGAAAAAGCAGTTACGATGGCAGTAAATGTCCACTTCGTTCCAGTCGTTGTTAATTTGTCTGGGAATTCAATTGTGTAAGAATTAGATACTCCACTTTCGAAATCCGCCATCAGTGAATTATGGGCAGAATATACAAAATGTCCAGAAATTGACACTTCGCCCGCATCTTTCAGACTTCCTATAAAAGTACGGTACCCCCCTACCGTATCGAGCGTGGTAGTTTCCACAGTGTCAGCGCTTACAGACACTCCATCGATAGAAGACAATTCCGCAATTGCAGTAGTACCTTTTTTGAGGACGGTTCCTTGGGCTGCTATTGGCACGTTATTCAACTCGCTTTCTGCCAGAGTGGGCTTTAAATTTAGATATACCTTTTCAGACCATCCTAAATCGCCAGTCAGGTCTTCTGCCGTTACTTGAATTTCTAAATCGCTATAATCCGCATATGCCGTAACATCCACATTTACAGTTTGGGTCGAGCCAGTCTGCTTCGGGATAAATACTTTCCAAGCGCCATTGATGTAGACATCGCCACCGTTGTAATCCGTGATGTTCGGTTTGTCGAAAGTAACAGTAATAGTATTATCGGCAGTTTGTGTTGCCGAAATATTATAAGGTGGTGGACAAGGGAAAAGTCTGTCCATACTATCGGTACGGTTTAAATCGACTTGATTGCTACCTTGTGATAAACCCCAATCGCTTGCCGAGTCAGTACCACTCGATTGCCAAGCTACATAAGTCGTCCATCCGCCTAAATTGGCTGGAGCATTCGTGTCGATTGTATTATTTGGATAATAAGAATCATACTCGGCTAACCAGAGTGGCATTAGCTTTAACTTGTCTAAATCGGCACTGCTCATTGCACCTTGAGTAGCATCCGTCAAGAAATAACGATTCGAGTAAAATCCTAGTCGTCTTTTTGTCTTTGTAAAAAATCGATCTTTGAAGTGAACAACCCAATCGGCTAATTTTGTTCCAGTAATTCCATAATCCATTGGATGTTGAGGAGTCGTGCTTCCCCAAGATTCGACATCCAACATCGGTATGATATCGCCATAATTCCCAGTGCCATAAGCCAATTCCAAGACCGCTATAAACTGGTCACACTGAGCATCAATTTCACTGGTATCAATGGCTGGGTCTGTTGTCGGAGTGGCGAAATAATAGCCACCAGTCGGAATTCCTACCGATTTAAACATCGCCACTCTATCCAAAAAAGTGCTATCTCTAGTGGTATGGTCAGAGCCATAAGCCCTTAAAATAGCACCTTTCCCAGATAGTTTGGAAATTAAAAGATTCTGGTCTACTATCGTTTGATAAGATGAAAAGTCAATAAATAATAAATTTGCGCTTCCTCTAGTTTGCAAGGACACTCACCTCGCTTAGAATCTTACATGACAATCAAAAGCGCACCGATTAAAGTCCAATTCTTCGACTTTGCTTTCCACTGGCTCATCGATGGACACTGATTTTATGAAGGGTCCTGCTTCTCCGATTGCTCGGCTATAAAAAGAAAAAATCTTATCCATAACTTGCTTAGTTACGCTTTTTAAAGTGGTGTAGTCCACCGTCGTCACATGGATTTCGAAAGTTGTTTCCGTTAAATCGCTATATCCTTCAAGACTTGCGACTTTTACACCCTCGGATGAAACATAGATTACAAATGGTGGCTCCGAATCCTCTGGAGCGCTTAATGGGAAAATCTTATCTCTTATTTCGGCAATTTCTGATAATTCATATACTAAAGCTTCTTCGAATTTCATTATGGCAAATTCCCTCCAATCGCTCTGTCAATTTCTTCGGTTAATACATGGACGACAATCTTTGCAGATTCATCTTGGTTGTCTTCGATAGCTTTAGCAAGAAAGTGTCTTCCTTGTCTTTTTCCGCCTTTGACTTTGTAGCCATATTCCATAGAGACTGGATAAAATCCATATTCTCTTTTAGGATTGGCACCATAAAGACCTGGGCGAATAATCTTTTTGCCTTTAAATATCTCGGTATATTTTTTATCGAAAACCATTTGATAAATGGATTTAAATTTTGAACGTTTCGAAGATTTCTCCAAGACACTTTTGATTCCTTTTTTCAAAGTACCACTTTCCCTTGGAGCATCTTTCCTTGCTTGGGCAAGAGGTTTCCGCATTCCTTCTCTGGCTGCTTTCGAAAGCGCTCGTTTCGGAATCTTGGACACCCTCTCAATTTGAGCAATTAATTCATCCAAGCCTTCTACCGTTCCATAACCTCGGATGCCACCGTTTGTTGCCATTTAGTCCACCCTTTCTTTACACAAGATTTGTAATTCTACATCTTTTTCTTGAAAGTTAACTGGTGGAGCCACAATGTCAAAAATCCGATCTCCATACTTAATCCTCATACTGCCAGTAATCTTAACAGTAGGATTGTATCGGACATAGATTTTATGAGTGATTTCATTTTCGGTTATTTGGGCAGTCACTAACTCTTTGCCACTTAAGGGAAAGATGCCTACTCTAGTCGTGTAGACATCCACCCAATTGGCATCATCATTTTTTGGCGCTTCGCCATAAGGATTTCTTACATCCGTCAAGCTTTGAAAGGTGACTATATTTCGATATTTGCCGGGATTTATCCTAAAAAACATCGTCATAAAATCACCTCAATAGATTGATGGAATGGGAATCCATGATACTTTGTATAACTGGATTGATATGTGATGCTTCCACCACATATTGACGGTTATCATACATATCACTGGCAAGCACATACAGAGCGATTGTTAAATCCTCATGTAAGTCCACTTGTTCTGGATTCAAGCCAGTGTAATTGCGAATGAAGGATTTGCAAGCAAGCAAAATAGTCTCAAATAAAGAATCGTCTTCGGCATGGTATACGTGAGCATAGTTTTTTAAATCGTCAATCTTTACCTCACTGATTTTCATTTGCCTTCATTCGCTTTTTTAGTCTTTGCAGTCGTTTTCTTGTCTACTACATTATCCGCCATCGCAATTTCCTCTGGAGATGTTTGATTCGATTGAATCTCTTCCACATAGCCACTTTTTACTAATTCATCAAGTGTCTTTTGGTCATTGATAGTAATCGTCTGTCCTTGAGTACCACTCACTTTATCAGTGAAAAAACTAATTAGGCATCGAGCCTTCATACCTCTCACCTCCCAATCAAAATCGCTTTAACTTAAAAGCGTTGGTCGTTTAATTTGTTTTCGCCTTTAAATTGTGATTCTTGAGATTGAGCCGATTGAGATTGAGATTGCTTCGATTGAGATTGTTGTTGCATCTTGGATTGGACAGTCTGCTCGGCTTGTTGCTTCGCTTGATCTTTGATTTTTTGGAAAGCTTGTTGTCTCTCATCATCAAGTCGATTTACTTCTTTTTGGACTGCTTCGGAATAAGCCATTTCACACTCGGCTCTTTCGATGGTTGCCATTTCGGATTCCATTGCCATTGTTTCGGCATCTTGCTTTTCAAAAAGGGCTTGAACCTCGGCACCGCTTGATACTGGTTCCGCTACACCTTGTTGAATCAAGTCTCTTGCCATCGCATTATTTACTTCAAACTCTTGTCCGATGTTGGCTTGTACCACACCGCCAATATTACGATTCGCTTTTAATCTCATTAGTTTTCCCTCCAATTAAGCCATTTTTAGGCGAGTTATTCTTTGTGGCTCTACTACTTTTGAGTCAAATTCCACATATCCGACTACTCCGATTGCATATTGGGTCGAATAAAGTTCATTAAGCACTTGTACTTCCACATTGTTAGCAAGCTTTACATATAAACCGCTCATATCACCATAAGCAAGAACATTCAGACCAGTCGCAATCGTACTTGGAGCCGATTCCGTGATAAATACTGGTTTTCCAAGAAGTGTCCATCCATATGCTTGAGTTACATCTTGATTAAGCAATGGATATCCATCGGTACCTTTTAAAAGGCGAATTCCTTGGAAAATGGACTTGTTCATAATCCAACATGCATCTGGTTGGAATTGTTCTGGAATAGTCATTTGAGTTTTCACTAAATCATCAAGCACAATAGCAGTGGCAGAGCCAGCCGTTACGGCAGTGATGTCCGAATCCACGAAAATTCCAGTAGCAGCCGAAGTGCCACCGACTCCAAGAAGCAATTCTCTTTCTAAGAAATCAGAAATCGCTTGGGCAATCCGTTGTACGATGAAATTAACTAAGTCAAAGTCTTGACGGTTAATTAAAGAACGAGAGATTTGAGTCAATGCTCCGGCAATGAAATTAGTTAACTTGACAGTCGTGAAATTACCGTTAGTAGCAACAAGATTCGTCATGTCATTAACATAAGAAGCCGTGATGCTATTAGGGTCATATTTTGGGAAGACAAGATCACCATTTACATTGAAAACAGTCGCACGTTGGTAAATCGGTGATAATTCCTTCACTCGCATGATGATTCGGTTTGCGATGGTTTCTGGGATGATGGCACCATTGGATGCTACATCAAGCGCTCTTTCCTCACCTTTGATAAACTTAAGGAATTTCGCTTCGTCTAAAGACCGTTTTTCGGCATCCCCAGTTTGAGTCGATTTTGTTTGTTGAGATTGGCTCTTAGAAAACTCATTAGCAGTCTCTTCGGCTTGGATAGTCTTATCGATTTTCTCTACTTCGGTTTTTGCCGTTTCGAATTCAGTATTTTCCTCTTCGGAAAGGCTCCGAGTTTCCTCTTTTGCTTTCTTGACGATAGTGTCCATTTTTTCGATGTAAGTATTTCGTTGCTCAAGTAAAGTCGGCATCGAGCGAGTCTCGATTACTGGCTTTCTAAAAGCGTTGTAAGGTAAAAGAATTTGGCTCATCTATTTCAATCCTCTTTTCATTTTTAGTAGGGTTATTTCATGCTCGTACAAAGAGTTGTCGATATTTTGTCTTTTTTCTTCCCCTTTAGGCTTTTCAATGGGGTCGGAATTATCCTCAATTTTTGCTTCAAATTGTTCGATTCGATTCTCGGTCATAACCGAATCCTCTCCTCGGCTTTCGATGGATGTGGCAACATAGGCTGGAGTTTTATCAAGGATTGAAACTTCAAACAAATCCAAGTCAGTTACCATCCGTCTTTGGATTCCGTCTTCATGATCTTTCCAAGTGTCTTCATTTACCGCCATCCCGAAACTCCATCCTTGAAGTTCGCCATTTTTTGCCTTGTCAATCACTTCTTTATCGGAAACAGTCGCAATCGCCCGAAGTCCGATATTGTCTTCTCGCAATTCGAGATTGCCATCTTTGACACTGCCGAGTCTTCGCTCTTTGTTATGGTTGAATAACAATTCGATGTCGGTTGCTTTCATCAAAGCCTTGGCAAAGGTTTTTGGCGCAATTTGTTCAACAAACTTGCCTTTGGGGGAGGGTAGGACTCTAGACTCACGCCCCACGGCATTGACATATCCATCGAGCATTACATGGTCATTTCGGATTTCGATTCTCATAGGACTTTTCACCTCCCTTCAAGGCACGACAAAAGACAGTCGGACAATTTACATCCCACTGTTTACAAGTCCACTTTTTTGTTTACGGCACATCGATTGCATCAATTGAAGTGTAATAAAACTTTTCTGTTATATTAACTTCAAAGGGTTTATTGATTCGGACTTCGGCTGCATGTTCGCCCACTTCAAAAAATTCGACTGCATCCAGTACTACCATTACCATTCCATTTTCCGCACTCGTTATCGTGCATCCTTTTGTATTGGTTATTCCACTAGGACTCAAGGAAACAAAAAGGACAGTGGCAAGACTCAAGTCCACTGGGATGTCATTATTGGTAATCGTAATATCAAACTCGATGCCACCGATCTCCTCGTTTTTGATGTAAAATGATTCGTTATTTGGTAGGCTTACCAAGTCCAGAATTAGGTTGAATGTTTTCATTGGCTCCACCTCCAGTCGGATTCGGATTTGGTGGAGGGGTACCGCCATTTTGATTCGGATTTGATGGAGTAGTACCACCATTCGGATTCGGATTGTCAATATTGTTGGTCTGATTCGTATTTGGAGTATAAATTTCCTTTGTCTTAGGGTTATAGAGGACATCTTGCAAGCCCAACTTGATGAAATCAAGGTTAAGTGGTGGCAAATCCTCTTTGAATCTAACCTCATCTATTTGTAAAATGCCGTTTTTAACCGCCACTTCATAAGCCTTGAAGCGTTTTTCTATATCTCCAAGGGTCAATTGTGTGTAATCGAAGGCAAAATAAAAAGAACCTTTCTCACTTGGGAGCAATAGTTCTTTGTTTAAAGCTGTCTCAAATGCCTTCAAAATAGGCACGATACAGAGTTTTATCCAGTTGTTATACTCCTCTTCCTTGGCTTCACCGCTTAATAATGTCGGAGGAACCAAGAAAAGCTTGCAAATTTCGTCCGAATTTTGGATTTTATGCTCGGACAATTGCATTTCCACGCTTGTATTGGATGCTTCTTTGAATTCAAGACCGTTATTGAGGACTATAACATTGTCGGAATTCGTAGCATATAGCTTTTTCCAAGCATCCTTTAATTCACGGATGGCATCTGGTGATAATCGTCCATTGCTCATCAAAAATCCACGTTTATTTCCGCCAGTCTTGACCATTGCTTCCTCAAAGATGATTTGATTGTAAACTAGGGATAAAAGCTTGTTTGATTCGGCTATAATGCCCTTCCCAGTGACACCATCCTTCGATTTTCGGCACAATTTGACGAATTCCCAGTCTCTATAAGGCAAACCATTCACTTGGATTTGATATTTTTTGAAAATAGGGTCAGTGGCTGCATTCACACCAATGTGTTGATTTTGCACATAATTAAGGCTTTTCACCGTGTTTCCTCTACGATTTATGTAGGAATAGCCACCGCCATCGAGCAAATAATCTTCACACATCGCTTTTTTCCACATCCAAGAATCCAAAGCATCCTCGGTTGTATCATTAAGCATCGCCACTCGGACATCATCGTTTATGATCTTCGTTTTTTCGCCTTTTTCCTTATAAAGATTAATCGGCAAGCTTGCAATGGTAGTCGTGATTAACTCTACACATGCCGAGAAAGAAGGAATGTTCAT